CACCAAAGATCAACCAATTAATGTTCCAAATGCATTTGATTTTACTGATGTTACTGATCAACCATTAAACTATCCAGTAACCAGTAATGCTGTAACCATTAGTGGACTTACAACAACTGCAAATGTTAATTTCACTGCAAATACTGGTGGGGCACTATCAACCGTCACACTGGTTATTGACGGTACAGATACTGGATCAAACACTGGATCAATAAACAATGGACAAACTCTTGCACTGAGAGCAACTACATCAAGTGTCGTAAATACGAATACAACTGTTACGGGAACTGTTGGTGGTAGTGCTGTGGTCGATTGGAGTTTAACAACTTTACTTGTAGAAGATACTGCTCCAAATACTTTTAATTTCATTGATGTTGTTGATGCTCCTGGTGGCACAATGGTTGATAGTAATGTGCAGACATTAACAGGATTTAATACTCCAGCATTGATTGCAATGTCACCAGATACGAATGGTATTCAAGTTAGTATTGATGGTGGTTCTTGGGTAACCCCAGGTCCATCTACAACTATTTCTCCTAATCAAACATTGCAATTACGTGGTCCAGCACCATCTGCTGCAAATGGCACTATTAATACTACTGTTTCAATTGGTGAATCTGCAACTGGTATTGTAACTGATGATTGGAGAATTACTACTGGAGCTGCTAATGACACAGTTCCAGATCAATTTACATTTAATGATAGAACTAATCAAGATGAGACTACTATTGTCTATAGCAACCAAGTATTCTTGTCTGGTATGACCGCATCAGGATCAATCAGTGTTACTTCTTCTGGAACAGGAACAACAAAAGCAGTTAGTCTAGATGGTGGCACCAATTGGCAAGCAATTCCTTATACAGGAACAATTAATCCATCAACTCAAAGTATGAGACTGAGATTAACAACTGGTGCTTATGGATCTGGTGCAGCAAATATTTCAGTAACGGTTGGTGGTGTCTCTGACACATGGACCGTAGGAACTCTTTCTACACAACCAGTTGGACAAAATAAGTCTACATGGTATAATTCTACTCCAGGTACTAAACAGGACGGACTTGCTATTGGCACAATTATTCCTATCTTCAGAGATTCTCAGGGTAACTGGGGACAATTGGATGGAGAATTGGATTCTAGATACCCAGGATTTAGAGAATGTGATGGAGCATCTTTGAGTGCAGAAGATTATCCAGATTTATTTGAAGTCATTGGCAACAGATATGGTGGATCTGCTTCTAAGAGTGTCAGTGGAGTTACTACAACATATACTGGTTCTTTCCAACTTCCTAATATTAGAAACAGAAGATTGTTTGGAACAGGAAATGTTGATGGAAACTTAAGTGGAGCTCCATTAGCTCCAACTAGAGTGGGTCCTGGTGGTGTTGGTTCAGGTTCTGCTAATACTGTCGGATCTGTTGGTGGCGACTGGTTTATTGATAAAGTCGATGCTGGTGGTAACCTACCATTGGAACAGGTTGAAGGAACGGGTAATACTGGAACTTCTGGACAATTCTATGCATTAGGAAATGTTGAAACAACAGGATTAGATGGAATTACTAGTAACTCTATCTCATTTAATGTTGCTGGAAACATGAATGCAACATGTGGTCCAATCCTTGACACGATTGTAGAAACACCTGGGCATGTCCATCAAATGTTAAGTGCTATTGTTTTAGGACAAGGCACTGGATTGATAGCATGGGGATCCAGAGGTACAATTGGAAACCCTACAATTAACGGCACAAACGATACATCTAACGTATTACCTGGCGGTCCTACACTTCCAAACGCAGGTCTTTTCACACCAGAGTATAGAACTAATATTTCTTATACTAACTATTGGGCATCACCAAAAGAAGGTGGTCTACAATTAAACAATAGTAGTGGTAACCAATTGGGTGCTATTGATGTTATTGCGAGTAGTGCAACAGTTAGAATTTATTCTCCTGAAGGTGGATTGTTGACTCACAATCATTATCTGTCTACCAGTGAGTATGGTTCTGCCCAAAATGCATATGGTTGGGGTAATGTAAATGGACCTGGAACAAAAACTTCAGGATTAGGTGGAGCAAATGATGGCACAGTTGAAGTGGCATTTAGTCACACTGAACTAGGTTCCCGTGTTAACAGAGGCAAATTTGAATTGTCAACTGCAAAAGCAATCATTCCTGATGTTGCCCTAAGACCTAATACTACCATCCCTCTTGTGCAACCATTTTTCCGTGTCAAGTATCTAATTAAGGCATACTAAATATTATTATCAGATTTATAGATTATGCAACCAATCAAACCTCTTGAGTTGATGAAAGATCCAAAACTCACCAAGAGTGAGTTTAAGGATTTCGTCGGTGTGTGGGAGAATTTCATGCCTGCATATCTTTGCGAAAAGATCATTAATCATTTTGAACACGAATTAAATAATTCTTCCATCGCTGATGGTAAGATGATGGATGGAGAGACTCAATTTGGAACACAAGGAAAATTAGGTCGTGATGACTTATCTCTTCTATTAAACATCACGAGTACAGAACTAGCAGGAGCTGTAAATCAGTATTTACAAGCAACTGTAACGCATTACATTGACAAATACTCCCAATTGCAATCTTGCAGGTTATTTTCTACAGATTTAAAACTACAGAAAACAGAACCAGAGGGAGGATATCATGTGTGGCATTACGAGTCCAGTGATTACACTCATTGTAATAGAGAGTTAGTATGGATTCTCTACCTCAATGACATGCCAGAGAATGAGGGAGAAACAGAGTTTTTACATCAACGTCGTCGTATTAGACCAACACAAGGAACTATTACTATCTGGCCAGCAGGCATGACACATGTTCATCGTGGACTAACAGTTTACTCCCAAGATAAATATATACTGACAGGATGGTACTTACAAGCTCCAAGATAAAATGACACAAGAATATCTTAATAGGGCAGATGCCTCGATCAGAGAAACTATTTTGGAGGTAAACTTTCGCGAAAAGTTATCTGTCAGAAATAATTTCACTGCTGCTAAAATTAGTGATGATGTTTGGGATGAGAAAGTTCTTCCTAAACTAAATCCATTTTGGCATATTGAAGGAAAAGACGAAATAGAGTATTTTATTTACTATTCCGACAATTCATATCTTTGCCAAAAGAGAAGACTAAGAACTGATCCAGATACTAATTCTCAGTATTGGAAGACGTATTGGTATGAAGATGCTACTTCCGAACAAGCGTACGAAGTTTATGAGTTGTTCTCTGCCTTGTTTACTTTAACAAAAGAAGAAAGGAGAACAAATTGGGTTGCAGAAAGTAAGAAACTTTTTGATCACCAGTTCTATTATGAAGGAAAGTGGAGAAAGATGAGGGGGCAGATTAGCGAAATGCTCCTATATTCTGATTGGAGAATGCTTCCTGATTATGAAGAAGAGTTTGAGGGAGAGTTAGCACTATGGAAAGAATGGAGAAAGAGAGTTAGAAACCTACTCCCTGATTTGGAGACCTTTGAGAGTGCTTATGCAGCGTTTGAATTTGTTTCAAAGATGAAATATCCTCTTGATCCTAACATGTATGTTAAAAAGTATCCTAATAGAGATGTAGAATACTTGTCAACTGACGATCAATTTGATAAACTAGACTTTAAAGCATCTTCCGACTTCGTTGCTGCAAATGTTGCGAACATTGGAGATTTTGTTAGAAACTATGCACAAGAAGATATTATCGTAACTCAGAAAGCATATGCTTTAATGGAAGAACTATCTTTATTTGAGTATTTCCCAGATCTAGAGAAATCACTTGTAAAACCAGAAGCAAACAATAGACCAGAAGACTATATTAATCCAACTACCGATGGACTGCAATAAAACTATTTGATATAATATGATTTACATTATTGATTTGTTTGACAAAATTTATGTTGATGCTATTAATGATTTTTATGGCTTCTGTATGTTTGCGGATGGTTCTGAGACAGGATCGTCTGATAAAAAAAGTAAATGGAATGAGGTTATACGAGACTCTACCCATTTAGATTCTTTAGTTGATTATGTTGACAAAATTATTAAAGAAAACAACACTTTCAACTATATGTTTCTACCTAGGGCAAGTACATTCCCTAGGTTTTTACGTTATAAGGAAGGAATGCACTACGCATACCACAATGATTTCTATCAAATAAATCAATTAAGGACAGATTATAGTGTGACAGTCTTCCTGAATTCACCTGATGACTATGAAGGTGGAGAATTGGTTTTTGCGGTAGGAGATACAGAGGTAGAATACAAATTACAACCAGGACAAGCAATTGTTTATCCTACTGGATTGATGCATAAAGTTAAACCAGTGATATCTGGTGAACGTAGAGTGTGTGTATTTTGGGTTGAATCTGTTATTGCCGATAGCAGAATTAGAGAAACTCTGGTAGAATATGCTGATACACTTATAAAAAATAAAGATCTTATTCGTCCTATCATTGCTGATTTAGAAAAGACTCGTTATCGTTTGATTAGAAACTATGCACAATTTTGATTTTGAGAAACATAACTATACTCCTAGTGACTTAAAAATATTCAAACCATGCTTCTCTGTCAATGAAATGGATACCATGGGGAGATATTTGTCGCGACCTAAGTGGAGATATGGTCATATCAGTAGTCCTAAACATCAAACTCCTCCATTCTGGAGCATGTCTTTGATTGATCTTCCTTTCTTCATGGAAGATCTTCTAAATAAAATACAGGAACTGACAGGTGATGAATTAGTATGCACCACTTGTTATGCTAATGGAGCGACATATGGGTTATCGGGTCAACCACACCAAGATGCCTTCAATGAATACGGTAGAACTTTTCTATTGTATGCTAACACTGCATGGGACGTGAGGTGGAATGGTAAAACAACATTCTTATTCGATGATGGTCCTCAGTTTGTAACTCCTGAACTGAATAAAGCGGTATACTTCCCAGGACTTATTCCGC